AACTCCGCCACCTTCCATTTTTGCTAACGCAAATCTTATTTCATGTTTCACTTTATTTCGAACATCCGTGACAGCGTAATCTTACGTGTCATGGATGCTTATTTTGATGATAATTTTTCATTGTATAGCGCGATCGTACAGCCACCTGTATCTTTGGTGGTTAGCGCTACCACTATGGTCGCTCGACCAGTGGTGTACGCCATAAGACTACTAGCTCGTGACATCAGCGAGCGTTGTAGCAATCGAGTCACCCGTATAGGTAGATATTGGGCACGTAAGTTGGATGGTATAGTCCGTGTGTTGCGACACCTACGTGCTCTATATGAACTTTCCCCCCTCGATTTGTTCCGGTCCGCCATAGCGGAAGTGTTTGCAAGTCTAAGTGACTATTTGCACCGCATACTTAGGTATCTGACTTCAATGCCGATAACCACATTCATTATGGGATGTAAGTCAGAATTTGCGGCCGGAAATCTTTTGCAGTATGTGCGTAGTTGCCTCATTGAGTATTTTAAGGCATCAATTCCCTTACGCAGTGGGAATGTACGCTCCTTGTTCAACAGTCTACCATTGACTGAGTCCAAGGAGAAGGAAGCACATACCCATGGCTTGTCAGCCGCAGATCGGAATGCAGCTGGTAGGTTTATGGATAGGTTGGGTTTATCTCTTGGCCTTGAGCCCTACTACATATCTAGGTCACGTTCTGATGAGCGTGCCTCTAGGTCAGGCTCCAGATCATATTATTGGGCCAAAGACTTAAACACAACCCCAGCCAGGTTGCGCGTGCCAGCCCATGCACTCGTGTGCATGGTTGATGTCGACCAATTCCTTGATATGCCACATTTCTTGTGTCGACACTTAGCCCCAACGTGTGTATACACGTTTCAACCTGAGCATAGCGCCCACGTAGAGGCAGACTACTCTTTCTCTTTTGACAAGCAATCAATCGTTGAGTATGCTGTCGCTGGTGGAGGGCGTTATTTTCACCATGTTTGGAATTATGGCATTGAGACCCTTTTGTGCAATGAGACAGCATGGGGTTTCACTTACGGACTCGCC